CACGGGTCCTGGGAATACGAGGGCGACAGCGGTGCACCTCGGCCGTCGATGCCCGAATACAGCTGCTCACGGACGGAAACCGCCATCTCCCCGGCGTTCTCGTCCATGCACTGCAACACCTCGGGCTCTATGCCGTCCTTGATGCGCTGTATCTTCTCCCTCACTTCGGCGATTGTCATATCATGGAAAATAAAAGGGGCACCCCACAAGCTGCGGAATGCCCCGATTGATTACTTCTTGCTCTTCTTAGCGGGCTTCTCTTCGGGTTTGCCGAACATCCGCTCATAGACGTCCGCAAGCATCTTTTCGCGGGTCTTCTCGTCGCGGTCCTGCCAAAAGACATCCTTGTGGTGTTCGATGAACTCCTCCTTAGACATGCCCTTGCAGGCTTCCTCGACGAAGGTCACACCTTCGTACCTCATGGCAATCAGGCTATGTGGGGCTCGATGCCGTAGATGCCGTTGGTGCAGAGCACGGATGCCTTCTTCAACGAGGGAGTGGAACCGGTGGAAACGGTCAGCTGCAGCACGTTGTTGGTGGCATCATAGGTGGCGGCGGTGATGCCGTCCATCACGCTCGTTGCGGCAGAGCCGGCAAGCAGAGCGCCGTACTTGGCGGTAGCGTCGGCCTTGCCGTAGAACTCGACAACCTTGTAGTTGTTGCCGGATGAACCCTGCTTCTCCAAGGTCACGGGCATAAGACCGTAGATGGCGGTCAGGGCCTCGTAGTCGAGAGGCACAACATCCAGACGCTTCATGTAGTCCTCGACATCCTGGTAAACGACGTTCACCACGAGCGAAGCCTTGTCGCTGGCGCCTGCATGGTCATTACCCGAGGGGTAAATGGTCACGGGGATACCTGCGAGGGTGTCGCTGCCGCTGACGGTCAGACCGTACAGCTGTTTTTTGTCGTCAAACAGGTACATGTCGAACACCTTGTTGGCGTTGTTCAGGATCTGCGCACGCAGATAGTGACGGAACGCGTCGAGTGTTAAGGCATCGGTGCGGGGGCTCATGCCGTTGTAGGAATTGGGACCGTAGCCAATCTGGCTCACCTGGGCCTCGCCACCGTTGGGCTCCCAGTTAATGATGGGAGGTAAGCCGTAGGCGCGGTCGGGCAGGTCGGCGTGGCAAGCCGCACGCAGGTCGGAGAGCGATTCGTAGTTCAAAGTGGTGCCATGCTCCACAAGAACCATGCCGCGAATGCGGCTGTAGTCGATTTCGCAAACAGACTGACCCGTGAAGAACGAGTCACTCTTACAAGTTCTTAGTCTTGACATATTCTCTTACGCAATTATTAAGATTTACCTTTATTTCGAGGCTACGCACGTCGATAGCGTCTATCGGCTCGCTCACCTCTTGGCCACTCGGAGTCATAGCACCGTAACGGCCGTAATCGAAGTTCTTAGACATCGTATGCGGGACGTATTCAAGCCCGCCATAGTTCCACTCGAAGCGGCGGTCGCGCAACAGCACTTCTATCAGCTTCTCGTAGATGGGCAGGAGGATGCGCTTGAACGACGTCTCCATACGCTTCTCATTAGACCACTCCTTCTTCGACGAACAGGCGATGATGAGGTTGATTTTCGTGCGGTACTGGTAGTCGCCGCTGTCCACCGTCTGAACATTCGGGGTCTGCAACGCTATCAATGGGAACTTGAGCGGCATATTGCTGCCCACACCCTTCGAGCGCACATCCAGCATGTCCTTGATGTACTGGGCAGAGCCGAAGATGTAGTTGATGTCAACACCTTTGGCTTCATCGGTGGAACCGCCCGGGCTCGTCTTGGTGATGATGACGGACTTTCCCACCTCTTCTACCACACTCTTGAAAATATCCTCAATCTGGTCCATCGTGTCAAATATTGAACTGGTTAATGGGGGTTACCATGTTGACGTGATAGAACACCTCAAAGTTGCTCGTCTCGGCCCACTTCACGAACTGGCGGTTAAGCTCCACCATGTCGTTCCATACCGACACCATGCGCTGGCGGGGCGGCTGATTGTCGTTCGCCGACTTCAACCGCACAAGACCGGTGACGGTAAGCTGCTGGTTCGCGTCACCACAAATCTTGAAATAGACATAGTGGGCGAATGATTTGCGCAGCTTCTCGCACAAAGTCTCCAGGTTGGCGTCAGTGCCGTTGGTGGAAAGATGGTTCTCCACCGTGGTGGCAAGGGTGTCACCGAGCATCTTGCGCAGGAACGTGCCCTGGTAGTGCTCGATGTAGCCCGAAATTGCCTCCTGCACTGCATAGGCGTTGTTGTCGAGGTCGTCGGTGACCCCGGCGTTCTCGATCTGCAACGGGCCGTTGGTAAAATATGAGCAATCAATGAGGTTCATCTAATCACTTCTTTTTGCTGGTCTTTTTGGTCGTCTTTGCCTCGGCAGGGGCAACGTCCTTGGTGTCTTCCACCTCGGGCTCTGCCTTCTCGACCTCAGCGGGCACTTCCTTGGCATCCTCCACGGGGGCCTCCTTAGTGTCCTCTACAGGTTCTTCGGGAGCGGCCTCAGCGGTCTCCTCTGCCGCCTGTTCCTCAGCGGGCTCCTCGGAGATGTCCACTACGGGCTCCTCTACAGGCTCCTCCACGGGAGCGGCCTCGGTGGTCTCCTCTACAGGTTCCTCCACCTCATCGGCAACGGGGGTGATTTTCACCATCCCCATTGCGATGCGGTTGCGGTTCTCCTGAAGTACCACTTCGGCCTGCGGACCTTCTAAGAGATACTTCATGGTTACGATGCGGTGATTGCGGTCTTCACGCTGGCAAGGCTGCCGTAAGCGAAGGCCCAGGGCATGTAAACGGGGAAGATTACCTCTTCCTGTGCGATGACAGCAACGTAGTTCTTCAACTTCGTGTTGACATCCTCGGCAAACTCGATGCTCAAAGCAGTGTAGTCGATGAGGTCAGCTGCCTTCAGGAAGTCACCGACGAGGTACTTGCCGATGGGCATGCTGTTCATCTCGATGACGGGAACACCGCCGATGTACTTCACGCCGTTGTTGCCAACGACGAGACCCAGGTTGCGGCCAGTGGTGTCCTTCTCACACTCGATGGCGTTAAGCGTGATGGGGTTCAGCACGATGGCGTTGGGGTTGTACTGGGCATAGGACATCACAGCGATGATGGTCTTGATGACATCAGCCGAGTTGGGCAGGACGATGCTGTGGTAAGCACCATGTTGCACGGTAGCGGTGGTGGCGGCAGCACTCAGGTCGCTGCTGTAGGCGAGACCCTTCAGCAGGATCTGACGGTCGTTCATCTTGATGACGTCGTAGGTGGTGTTGGCAGCACTCACGCCGGTAGCGGCGAGGGTGATCTTCATACCTTCCATGATGTCGGGCTGAGGAGCGGCGAACTCAAGGATGGTGTCGGCACCACTGTTGTAGCTGGTGTACGAGCTCACGCCGCCAGCTGCGATGCTCACGATAGGGCCAGTGATGATGGTCTCGACAGGCACGCAACCAGTCATGTTGGCAACACCGAGCAGGTTCTCACCTGAACCGTCGCCGAACAACATTCCCCAGTCTTCAGCGAGGTACATGCGGTCAGGCAGGGTGGCGATGAGCCACGAGCGCACAAAAATGCGGCTCTTCAGCATGCGCTTCGACACCTTCAGGTGGGTACCGATGCGAGCGGTGTTGGAAACGACCTCCTTCAGCGAGAATGCGCTCTCGGGGAGTTCGCCGTTTTCGGTGACGTAACGGAAGTTACGGTCCACGCTGTCCACCTGTCCGAAAGTGTGGGTGGGATGCTCGGGATCTCCCTGCAGCACGTTCACGATGTCACGCAGGTGCAACTTGGCGGGGTTGTACTTGCTGAAATAGCGGTTGTCTTGACGGGAAATCAGGTTGTCGCCGGTGTAGTTGGCACCGTCTGCACCGTTGGCGGTGATGCTCACGATGTCCTTCAAAGAGAAGCCGTCGAAAGCACCGCTCTTGCGGGTCTTGCCCTCAACAAACTCCTGGAACTTCTCACTGTCGAACATGGCGTTCAGCTGCTCGTCGAACTTGCTAAGCATATCCATGCCGCCAGGGGTCTTGTGGGCCTTCTCAATAACGTCCATGCTCTTCTTGAGCATCTCACGCAACTGCTCGTTGTCCTTCACCAGCTGGTCGAACTTGTCAGCGTCATAGCCCTTGAGCTTGCCGTTGATCTCGTTGAACTGGGTGTCAACATCTTTCTGGGTCAGCATACCTTCGGTGGCCTTGTTGACGATGTCAGCCATCGCACCGAGAATGCTCTCCATGAACTTCTTCTGCTCGGGATCCTGGATAGCGTCCAGGTTGTACCCGAAGTCTTCTTTCTTTACCTTCATGAGAATAAAAAAGATTAAATGGTTAGTGTTTCTCGATTACAGCATTGAGGCCCCCGAAGAAAGTGCTACCAGCGGCTTTCTCTTCCTTCTTACCTTCGCCCTCGGCATGAGTGTCGTCTGACGGCTCATCCTCGGCCTTCTCGGTCACGGAAGCGGATTGCTCTTGCATGATTGTCGATTTATATACTCGGGAATAGCAATGCGGGCAATAGGCGTACTCGGCGATGTCGGTCAATGACTTCTCGACCATCTCCACGTCAATCTTGCCGTTGCACTTGCTCAGTACGGGCGAGAGGATGGACAAGACAGCCTCGCGGATTTCGGGCGCGAGCTTGGCCATCTCCTCTGCGACGATGTCTTGAGCAATCCAGCCCAGGTACCTGTTGGCGGTCTCCAACACCTGCTCGCTGAACGTGTGCTTCTCGGCATCGTCCCACACAAACTCCTGCCCACAATGGGGGCAGGTAACGATTACCGCGCCCTCAAGCGCTTTGTTAAGCATGTCAAGTCTCATCTCGTATTCCTTTAAGCGAGCGTCCGAATAGCGCATCTTCAATGCCTGACGGATAAACTCGATGTTTCTGCGAACGTCACCCTCATTGTCATTCTTGATGCCGATAAGGAACGTCTGCGGATTGGAACCCCAGTTGGTCAACGTGGAATACTCCCACATCTTCCACTCCAGGACCTTGCGCTTGTCCTTCTCATCACGCTTGATGGCCTGAACGCCGATGGAGTGTTTAAGCGTCCTTCCTGCAGCGGCGAACAGCTTGTAATCCTCCAACGTGTCGCGCCCTATCTGCTTGGCGAGGTTCAGCTGGCCGGTCATCACAAGGTTTCCGTCCTTCTCCTCGCCCTCCAGGGGCACACCAAGCAGCTGCGTCACGTCATGGTTAAGGAACCACTTCATGCGACCGATGTTCTCGGTCAACGTCTTCGTGAACGAACCCGGCATTGAGATG